CGCACCAAAGCGGAATTCCATACGCCTGGCAACAGCATCCTTGGTGATACCAACGGTGCACCCCCGGTGGCTGAGAAGACCATCACGGTTGATGACCTGCTGATCTCCAGTGCATTCCTGTACGACCTTGATGAGACTCTTTCTCATTACGACATGCGTTCCGAAATCTCTCGTAAGATCGGCTACGCTCTTGCTCAAAAGTACGATCGTCTGATCTTCCGTGCTATCACTCGTGGTGCTCGTAAGGCTTCTCCGATTACTAAGACTGGTTATGTCGAGCCGGGTGGTACTCAGATCCGTGTTGGCTCTTCCGGCACCGCTGCTTCTGATGCCTATGATGCTGCCAAGCTGGTGACCGCATTCTATGATGCAGCCGCCGCCCTTGACGAAAAGGGTGTCAGCCAAGACGGACGTGTGGGGGTTCTCAACCCGCGTCAATACTACGCCTTGATTCAGCAAGTTGGCGACAACGGGCTGGTTAACCGCGATTCTCAGGGTTCTTCCCTGCAAAGCGGTAACGGTATCGTTGAGATTGCTGGTATCAAGATCTACAAGTCCATGAACATTCCGTTCTTCTCTCAGTACGGTACCAAGTACGGTACTGGTTCTGCCACGAACCCCGGTGTCGCCGATCCTGGTAACACTGGTTCCTTCGTGTCCGAAGCTATTGAAGATGCTGCTAACGATGTTGCCGGTATCAACAATGAGTACGGTGAAGAAACCGAATTCGCTAACAGCTGTGGTCTCATCTTCCAACGTGAAGCTGCTGGCTGTGTGGAAGCTATCGCTCCTCAGGTGCAAGTCACCAGTGGGGACATTTCCACGATCTACCAGGGTGACGTGATCCTGGGTCGTCTCGCCATGGGCGCTGACTACCTGAATCCCGCCGCTTCTGTGGAACTGTTTGCTGGCACCGCTACCAAGCCTGCTACATTCTGATCTTTTTCATATGGGAGCCTCTTCGGGGGCTCCTTTTTTTTAATTTTTTATTGAGAATAATACTCATTATCAACTATGCCTTACCTATCTACTGGCTCCACTGAGCTTAAAGCTGTTAATCAGATCCTGGCGTCAGTTGGTCAGGCTCCTGTAACTACGTTGACAACTGAAGAAACTCTTATCGTTAGTGAGGTAACTAGGTTTACTGGTTCTATTTCTGGCACCACCTTGACTACTCAAGTTGCTAACATCCCTGTCGGTACTTATATCGGCGGAACTGGTGTTACCACTGGTACGTCCATTGCTGTTGCTGGTGTTGAACAGTCTACAAACCCTGTAACGTACAATTACACTGTGAACATTTCACAGACAGTATCATCGCGTACGTTAACTCAATCTAAGGTAGAGACAAGAGTTGAAACCCAAGCCAACCCGGACGTTGCGATTGCACTCAACACCCTGAGAGAAGTGTCACGTGAGGTACAGAGCGAAGGATGGGCATATAATAAAGAATTTGATTACGAACTTACCCCTGATTCTAACGACGAAATTGTTATCCCTGACAACATGCTGCAGGTAGATCTTAACATCTCCTCTACACGTTCAGCCAACCGTCAATATGACAGCATTATCCGTGGAGGTAAACTCTACGACAGAATTAAACACTCTTATAAATGGACAGACGAGAGTGTATATGTTGATGTCTTGTGGTACTTTGAATGGGAGCATATCCCTGATGTCGTTCAGGCATACATCGTAGCACGTGCTGCTACTGTTGTGTCTAGTCGTATCATCGGTGATGGTAACCAGTACCAGATGCTGCAACAGAAGGAAGCGTATGCCCGAGCTATGGCTCTGGAGTACGAATGTAACCAAGGTGATTACTCCTTCTTTGGTGAACCGCAGGGTGAGAATTATTACAATAGCTACAAACCGTTCCATAGCCTGCAACGATAATGCCAGCAGTAACACAACAGATTCCTAACTTTCTTGGTGGTGTATCCCGCCAAACTGATGACAAGAAACTACCCAATACATTGACCGAGTGTGTCAATGGCTATCCTGACCCTACCTTTGGTCTCCTGAAACGACCAGGTATGCGTCATACTAATGTACTTAAAAAAGCAGATGGTACTGCTTTCAGTAAAGCAGAACTAGCTGATGCTGCATGGTTCTTTATTGACCGGGCGGCTGCCGGCTCTTATGTTGGCTGCATTAAAGGTAACGCCATCTATGTGTGGACTGCTGAGGAGGGTACATTCTGTACTGTTACCAATACTGGCACTGGCTATCTAACCGGAACTAAGCAGTCTGATTACCACTTCCGTAGTATTCAAGATGTTACGATTGTTACTAACAAGACCGTAACCGTTGCTATGGAAGCAACAAATTCGTTTGTCCCTAAGTCTCAAGGTACCCTAAAACTGCTGTCATTGATTGATGGTGATGTACATAATGTAAAAATTAAAGGCACATCTGACGGTACGGAGCATACCGCTACAGCCACCGTACAATCCTCTGCTTCGTTCACTAGCTTCCTCACGGGTACACATGCTAGCCATGACCTTTTAGGAGCTGTCAAGTCGCTTCTAGAGGCACGTCAGAGTGCCAGTGATACACAGTTTGATGGTAAGTGGTACCTTAACTCCTACGCTAATACTATTCAGATTCGACGTACAACTGAATCTAATGCTGTTGTAATTAATACTGAGCCTGGCTCTAGTGTTACTTATAAATACTTTGAAATTCAAGGTACTGGTGGTATAAATAATGACGCCTTGGAAGTCTTTCAGGATGATATTACAGATGTAGCTAAAGTACCACTGGAATCATTTCATAACCATGTTGTAAAAATACTCAACAGCGATAGTGCTGATGATGATTATTATCTAAAATTTGTAGCTGTTAATGGTACAGGTGGTGCTGGTTATTGGCAAGAGTCTTTAGCACGTAATGTTTCGCCTGGTCTAAATGATAGTACTATGCCTCACGAGCTGGCTAACACTGGTGCTACTACATTTACATTTGGTCCTATTCAATATAAGGATCGGTTTGTAGGTGACGATAACACCAATCCTATACCATCGTTTGTTGGCAAGAAACTTTCTTCTACGTTTTTCTTTAGCAACAGGTTTGGCATTCTAGCTGAGGATAATGTTATCTTTGGTGTGGCTAATGATAGCTACAACTTTTTTGCTAGATCAGCTCTAACACAGGTTGACTCAGATCCCATTGACCTAAACGTATCGAGTGTACGTCCTGTTAAGCTGTCTGAGGTTCTCCCATCTCCCCAGGGTTTGATGTTGTTTAGTGAACGTCAACAGTTTCAGGTATATGCAGCTGACTCTAGTTTGCTTACACCTACGTCTGCATTGATCCGTTCTCTATCTAACTATGAGATGGATAACAACATCCGTCCTGTAGATATAGGTACAACCACTGCATTTGTTAGTAAAGTATCTGGTTACAGTAAGGTGTTTACTCTTGCCTTACGTGATGTAGAGCAGACTCCTATTGTTATAGATATTAGCAAAGCAGTTCTTGAGTGGTTACCAGATACGGTTGATACTTTATCTACCAGCCCCCAAAACTCTGTTGTGATGCTTGTCGATAGAGATACATCATACATGTACCTGTATAGGTTCTACAACAATGGTAAGGAAGACCTGTTCCAGGCATGGACTAAATGGCAGTTACCTGGTACAATTCAGGTAGCAGAAATCCTTAATGATGATATCACTGTTGTATCTCAACACGAAGATCAGTACACCTTAGGTGCTATTAGGTTGGACGAACTGCCGTCTGGTAATGTTGTATCTACGTCTTCTAGTTACACAGGTAACGTACCTCTTGATATGGCAACACGTCCTGTCAAACCTCATTCCTCTGTGGATGCTGTGGTATATGACGAGACAAATGACATCACTAAGATCTATGTACCGTACACACCTATTGATGATAAGGATGCTGTAATGCTCCTTACTGTACCTACAGCTGATGATGGTACTGATTCTGAACTAGACTCTGACCAGGGTTATTGGGCTAAAGTTGTTGAGCGTATTGAACCTAGCACTAACTACAGATACTTTGAAGTTAAAGGTAAGTTCACTGACTATGCTGATGGTATCGTAGTGGGTTATGGTTATAACCTAGAGGCTACATTGCCTAAATTCTACTTCCAACGTCAGGGTGCTGGTGCTGATTATACTGCAACTTTGATTATCGGTAAAGTCAGGTTGTCTGTCGGTAGAACTGGTGCTATCCGATTTAAACTAAAGCCAACCGGCTCTAACGAATGGAAGGATGTACAGCATACGATTGAAGCTGGTGTCTACCAAGGCGATACAAACCCTGTAGTTAACGAGCAGATCTTTACCTTACCTATCCATCAACGTAATACTAATTTTGAACTAAAAGTGACAAGTGATTTTCCATACCCTGTATCGTTGGTGTCAATGATGTGGGAGGGTAACTATTCCCCGCAATTCTATAGGAGGGCTTGATGTTTAATCCAAAAAATAATAACCTCCTAGACGAGCAACTAGCTGTATCTGGTCTAGATATGACTCTTGGCCCGCTGGGTATCCTTACTGGTGTTAGTGCTGGAGCCTCTCTCCTTGGCGGCATCTTTGGCTCTCGATCTGCTTCAAAGCAAAATGCAGCTGCTAAAAAGGCTTACAAAGAGCAGAAAAAAGCTGCTAAAAAACAGGCTAAAAGAACTAACAGATATAACAGAAAAGTTTTTAGAGTTGATAAAGAAAACTATTTTAATAATCGTGAATACGAGTGGGAAACTAGCCTAAAAAATTGGCAGTATAACCAAGATATTCAAGATTATCAATATCTACAATCTGCTAAGCAATACCTTGGTTCTGTTGAAAATGCAGAAAAACAGCTAGTTTATAACAGCATGGCTGCTATGGATGCTCAAGAGTCTGAGCAAGCGTCTCTCAATGAGATTTTGGCTGAGGATGCCTTTAAGCAGGAAGGTCTTTTGATTGAATCACTGCAGAACGAAAGCAGAGCATCTATGGTGCAGGCTGGTAACTCTCGTGCTAAATCAATGCAAAGTGCTGCCGCCCAGGCAGGGCGTGATCGTGCTGTTATGGCTGCTAGCCTTGATAGCGCAGTAGCTCAGTCCGCGCGTAACATGCGTGACATTGCTATGCAAAAATTCCAAGACGACCAAAATGTCATGTCGTCCTTAATGATTAGACCTGATAGGTTGCCTAGTCTACCTAAGCCTATTCAAGCACCTGAACGTATCTTTGTTAAACCTATGAAGGTCGATCCCATGTACATTGCACCGCCTGTTAAACAAAGCACGTTCGCACCTATTGTACAAGGTATTGGTCAGGCTGCAGGTAGTGTGGCTAATATCGGCGTTAAAGCGAATTGGTTCTAATGGCACAATACCGTAGATCCGCTCAGTCGCGTGGTTACCGACCAGGGCGTGTAGATCAAAGTAACCTACAACGTATGCGTGAGGACAGTAACCGTACTGTTCAAAACATGCGTCAACGTGCAGAGATGGAGATCAGCGACCGACGCCGTTCTCTTGCACAACAAAAAGAAGATCAAGCCGCTACCCGGCGGATGGAAGAAAAAAACTTCCAGATCCAAGACCAAAACATGCGGAACGAAATCCGTGGTTTGCAGTTAAAGCAGCAAGCAGATCAACAACAGATTGCAGCTGATGCTAAGGCTAATGAAGCCATCTTCGGTACGATTGCTCAATTTAGTGAGACTGCAGCTAAAGTTGTGATTGCAGCTAGAGATCAAAAAGAGCAAGATGAGTATCTTGAAGGCTATGGTGACGTAAGTGTAGACGAAGGTCTTGATGGTATTGCTGAAAGAAATGAGCTGAATGCCATTGGTATTTCAAAAATCTCTGCCATTCAAAATGTAGAATCAAGAGGCACTGCCAACCCTCTAGTCACCGAGACTATGAAGGGTAATGACCCGGCTCTTGGTGTTAACTATACTCTTGGACAGGTATCTGGTTGGTCACGGCGAGGCGGCTTTGAGCGTCTTGTAAACCAACGGATGGCGCAGTATGCTGATCAAAAAGCAGAGGCTGGTCTAGGTGGGCTTACGTTTCAAGACAAAAAACGTATTGTTGCTGAAGCGCAGCAGATCGTTAAGGAGATGTATAGTGGTGAATATAGTTCCAAATACATCAAAGCTGAACTTGACTTTCAAAACCAAGTAGCTGCTAGATTCCTTAAACAAGCTAGTGATGCTGAGATCAAAGAGCGTAAAGAACAACGTTTGTCTATTGCGTTGTCTAACATCGAATCAGCTGCATCTGAAGTCTTTAGTAGCACTTTTAATAATAGCTGGGCACACATTCTAGACGCCAACAATGGTGACAGATCAGAAGCTTGGAAAGAAGTAACGGCTGCATTTAACGCACAAGATCCTGTAACTGGTGAGTTTTACCGCCCTATGGGTGAAATTGATGAACTTGTTATTGTCACCAAAGATCATCCTCAGGGTATTAAATTTGGTGAGTTGTACAGTAATAAGAAAGGTCTTCCTGTCGGCATTCGGCGGGAGATTATTGCTAACCGTATGCAGAAAACTGTTGCCTTTGAACGGCAGCAGGAGCAACTTGACGAAGTTCGTAACAATGAGTACGAAGATGAGCTTATCAGGGCTGTTCAACTAAACCCCACTATGGCAAACATTTCTGAAGCTCAACGTATGTATGTTGAGAAAACTGGTGGTAAGGTCAGCCAAGAGCTTGCTAATATCTCTAAGTACACAAGTATTGAAGCTACTCATCGTAATAATGAGTTCCAACGCATCGCATCTCTACCTGACTATGAGCTGACTCCTGAGCTGGTTGCAGCAGCTAAAGCTGTTAACCCTACTGAGGGTGCTGTAGTTGAGCAACGGTACAAGGAAGGTCCTGGTCAATTCCGTACCAAACCTGTACAAGATATTATTAAAAAAGCAGAAAGTGTTATTACTGGTACGACTGAGTTTGGTACCGCTAAACTTGGTAAAGCAGGTTCTCTTCCAGCACGTATCCATTTTAGATCCAAGATTATGAAGCAGGCTAAACTGCTTTATGGTAATGGTACTAATGGCTATACTGTAGAAGAGGCTGTTGCTAAAGCTACCTCTGATGAGGCTGATCTTTACAACTCAACTTATAGGACAGAAGGCTCTGAATACTACCGTAAGGTAAATGCTAATGGCAGTATCTCTTATCCTTGGATTGAATCACGTCAAGGTAATACTAGCTCTGCTGAAAAAGCTTATCGTGATTTTGAAGTACTTAAGGAACAAGTCAAATCACTTGGTCTTAAGTCTGTGTTGAACATTCCAAATTCATTCATGACACCCGAACGTATGGAATATGTAGCTCAAAACTACGGTGAACCTGGTTTCATGCCTACGCCGCTTGAGCGTGCTGTACAGGGATTTTCTAACGGTATGCCGTTGCATGAAGTTTATAACCGTGCATTTGCTGCTGGTGGTAGAGGTGAGATTTTTGAACCACCTCAGGTTGTAAGTGCTATTAGTTTTACTCCTGAACAGCAACGTATCCTTAACGATGCTAGTGCTAGCTATGCAAGTAAAGTTCATACTGTAAACGTAGCGGCTGGTAACACAGCTGTGTATCAAGAACCTACTTTAATGAGGGCAGGTTCTCCTATGCTTATTTATACTTCTGGTAACATTGGTCCTACATCAACCGGACCACATTTAGATGTAAAACGTGTTGATGGTCAAGAGTTTCCAGTAGACGCTTTAGATAATTTTATTGAAGTAGAAGATCCTGAACTTGGTAGAGTACCTTTAAGTCAGGTACCTATAACTGGTGATTTTGCTGAACATACAGCACGAGGTTCACATGGTATTGATTATGGTCTTTACAGTGGAACTGAAATTTACGCTAAAAATGGAGCCAAAGTAGTCAATACGCAACCATCTGAACACGGTGATATTGTAACTATTGAACTGCCTAATGGTCTTCAATATACTCTTTTACATGGCAAAGCGCCTAACTAACTATGCCTATCGATCTTGAAGAGAGGTTTAGGTATGATCCAGGTGAAGACGAGATGTCTCCTGAGCTTCGTCTAGAA